ATTGTTGTTGCGTCACCGGAATCTGCCGGAAGAAACGAAACCTTTAATGAGTTACCTAAGGTACCAGGGTATTTTGCAATGAACGTATGTTTGTCACTATCTCTAGCTGAAACTTGATCATCCCAATTATCTCTATTTTTAGCTAAAACTGTCGCATTCGCGTCAGAGTCATAAGAGTTAAAAGCTGTACCTGTAACTTCGCGGACTACTTGTAATGAACCAGAATACCGCAAATAATATGCAGCACTATGGAATTCTATTGTATTTGTTGTATCGGGAGAACCGAACGCTTCAACAAGACCTGTTTCATTTGAAACTAGCGTAGCCTGCTGTACAGGTCCCCAGTTAAAATTGCCTACAAAAGCGCCTGTTGTTGTTTGAACGTTTGGTACTACACCGCTTCTATCGATCTCCGTAACGACAATCGCCGGAGATTCTGATGGTGTACCTATTGCCATGGTTTTATGTCCTTCTTGAACCTAAATGATATGTTTTCATAATACGGATATTCAATACTGTTATTTATAACATTAGAAATCTTGCTCATATTCGATAGCCCAGGGGTGATCGGTTTCATCTCGTTCAATTTGCTTGATCGCATCGCTGCCATCATCTATAAATCCGAATGAAGGTATGTCATTTTCAATTTCTGCTATCTTTTGATCATACAACATTTGTTTTATATTAATGTCGGTAAGATCCCTAAACATCTCAGTTGAACAGAAGTATCCAAACATTACGAGGTTCATCATGATATCGTCGTGATTGCCATCAGATGCCTCGTATGATTGGCCCTTTGATATGAACGTTGATATCTCAAGTATGGTTTCTTCGTCAATTATCTCTAATTTTTCGGTCTCTAATAAATCTTTTATTGCTGAACACCCAAGTCTTTTTACCTTACGAGTCATCTCAGTACCAAGCGCATTTGCTTTGATTGAACTTGAAACGTGCATATTCTCATACTCAAAGTCATGATATAATCCATTGCATACGACATGTCCTGAATCATTTGATTCAATAACCGTATATGCATTATTATATAAAACTGCGTACTTATATATAATAGTAGGGAAGAGAATAGGAGATATAGTATTACAGCGATATACAGCCACCTGTTTAAACGGTTTCGTGCTAATGTCGATTAAGGTAAAAGTAGAATAGTCCTGTCCTCTTCCTCTTGCAACATCAACACACATAATATAATCGTGCTTCTTATTGACGTCTTCATAGACTAATAAGTTACCACCTTCTCCGACTTTAAATGGGGCTTTTGCTCTCAGTTTCATAAGTGTTTCGGCATTAATAAGTGTATCACCAGTACCAAAAAACGTGTTGCCAAACTCTTGATCGAACTGTAACGGTGATGTATTCGAAATAGTTTGCAATTTCCATTTCTGATCTCGTCCCGGAACGTCCCACCAATCTACTCTAAATGGTTTATAATCATTCACGCCTTGTTCTGCACCTTGCCATAGGTTATAGAACATATTACCAATACCATTGGCCGTAGATGTAATAATAACTTTTGTGCTTGTACCAGATGAAATAACTGGATAGGTAGATGTATAGAATTCTGCTGCTTTTTCAACAAACGCAAACTCATCGAGATACAATAATGATACAGATAAACCACGTATCGAGCTACCAGATGTGGCAGCTGCAAGGATTCGTGAGTTATTACTAAACTCAATAGATCCTTTATTCAATGCCTTTGTGCCAGGCTGAAGAAAGAACGGTAGATTCTCTAGCATCAATGTAACTCGAGCCAGCATCTCACGTGCAGTCGCACCTTTGTTTGCTAATATAGCAATAGTCTTTTCTGTGTGAAAGAGGGCATACCATAGTAGATATGAAACCGAAGATATAGATTTGCCGGACTGGCGACATGCTAATACAATGTTAAATCGATTCTCATCAAATGATTTAAACATCTTCTTTTGATAAGGATATAAAGCAAAGGGTACTAGGCCTTTGTCTAAGCTTATAACTTTACAATAAGTGGTAGCAAAATATGCAGGATTTTTCATGCACTTTTGATATTCTTTTATAAGCTCTTTTGTCCACTCTTCATCTACGCCATCTCTTTTTACTTGAGAATTACCTAAATAAGTGGTTTTATCAGTTGTTATCATCATCTTTTTTTAATTGCGGTGTAATATCTACCACATTACTCATTGTTTCATCATCTTGTAACATTCTCTGTAATTCTGCAGTAGATCCTACAAATAAATTATTTGTAGTTTGTTCTATTTTTTTGATCTCTTCTGCAGATATATCTTTATTCTTTTTATTGAGATCCATCAGCTTATCATTAACATCTGATACATTTTTAATCATACCAGATAAAACCTCAAAAGCCCTTGGGTGCTCGGACTCTCTTGCTACTTCTATCATGAGGTCAAGGCTTTCTTTGCCTTTTTCTATCAGATCATAGTATGTTTGTCGCGAATAGTTATAGTCATTACTTACATTATCTGGTTCTTTTGTCATTGACTACTATCCACATGTGAAACTAAAGTTGTTGTAAATCCATAATCACTATCAGCTGTCACACCAAGAGGATTAGGAAGTACTGTTAACGTTGAAACTTTGACATCGCTGTCTGCTGTCAGTCCGTTTGCAACATCCATTAAATATTGTTCTGTTGTAACCTTACGTATTATCTGAGTATTTATAACTCCTGAATAGAAGTTAGCTTCCATCTCAAAGTCTAATTGATATACAATCGTTCTACGTGAATCCAACGAACCTTCATAATCATCTGAATAACTCATACCTGAAAGTGTAATAGGACAATCTTCTAGTATGTCAGCATAATCACTAAACGGTTTAATCGTAATAGTATATTGCGGATTAAAGTATGGTATGATTTGTTCTACGATCTGTAGAGCTTCATCTTGAGATTTTGTAAATATGTTTAACTGCATAGAAAGAGTATATGGCACCGGACTATATATTTTAACACGATCACTATCAGTAAGACCAACTCGACTAAAATTACCAGTCTTTTGTAGCTGTCTCTCAGGCGCGTACGTGTAGGCCAGTATCTCGAACGACATACGTGGTAGTTTCAATGCTACTTTATTGCTAGCATCTAGATCGGCATGTTCTCTAATTCTTTCAAGAAACTTAGCCTTAGGTGCATAAGAAAGCGGAACTTTCTTTGTTTGTATGATAGCACCAGCGCTGTTTTTGTTTAAAACGTATATATTATTAAAGAGCGAGCCAAACATAGCAACACTTTTTCGTATACGTTCATGATAAAAATATGCATTCAACATTTATTGTACATCTCCAAACGGATTCGTTTCACTAAAATCTAGGAAACTCATAACATCATTAGTTGTTTCAAAGACACTATTTTGCTCATTTTCATTTTGTTTTAATTCTTCGCTTACTGCAGTTACGGTTGTTGTATTATTTGAAGTTGCACCAACGACTTGCCTTCCTACAACCGGTAAGTGGAATGCACCATCATCTGCGCCAAAGTTTACTAAGTGTAGAATATTATCAGAATCACTCCAAGCCGCAACTTCACCTGTTAAAATAGTACCGCTTGTAAATGTTTGTGTTATATTTTCACCAATAATAAATCCAGAAACCGTAGTGCCATCAGACGCCACGCGCGGTATGCCATCACTATCCATTGTAAGAGAGACACGATATCCAAAGTCTGACTGAATAGCATTAGCGCCAGCAATACCAGTATCAATATCTTCGCCACTATATTCGAATAACTGACAACGCATCTTATATGTAGGAAGATTACTTAACTGATAAAACGGAGATTCATGCTCAACATGTAGAATCTCAAATAATTTATTTGAAAGTGATAGCCAAATTAAGTCACCTTCTTTTGGTCTTAATACTGTAATAGCATTACTAGAAGAAGCAACTGTCTGAGACCATCGTTTTCTTGCAACAATAAATGTTGCTTCATCTCTTATCTCTACACCAAACTTAGTAAAGAGATCTCCTTCACCATCAAATGCTTCCGTATTTTCAAGATACATTTCTATTTTATACGAAGAAGTAAAGCTGCTTGCTACATCTTCGCCAAGTATTGTATTCTCGTTAACAATAGTTCGTGGAAGATAATAAACATCTTGACCATAGATCTTCATTGACTCTATAATGATATCTTCATATAGATTCTGTTCTGATTTGACTTTTTGACTGAAATTGGGGTTTCTTGCCATATTATTATCCTATAAAGAAATCTGCTGGCATTTCGTGTTCTAGCCTTATTCTTTCTCTTAGCGCTAATATATCTTGTGAAGCATCATCATATATCTGTCTACCGTTTAATGTTACACCACCTGGAAGTACCATTCCATCAAACTTAATCAAGTTTTGACCCCATTGCTGTTTAAACAATGCAGTTGTATATTCTTTTAACCACAGATCATTCCATACAGTCGTATAGTCTGAATCATTAATTTCTTTATAAACTTCAGCAACAAGATATTTACCTGCGACGATATCACCGTCTGCAAAATCCCCGTGAATATATAATCTATTTTGTTTACGTACAAATGTTGTTTGAGGAGTTCCGTTGAGCATCATATCAATAGTACCAAGATACTGTTGCATCATGTCATAATATGCAAGATTACCCATTGTACCATGAATATCTGTCATATCGTTTAACATCATTTGATATTTAATGTCAAAGAAATTTGTAGTTGAAGTACCGGTTTGAATACTAAATAGTTTTGTTACCTGAGTAATAGCACTATCTATTGTAATAAATTCATTTGTTACATCAGTAGCAGTTACTAAATGCTTTAAGAATGTACGTTGTAATGCTTCACTGTGATATTCACGAAAATATTCAAGTGACTCATCTACACGATCTTCTAATTGATCATCATCCACATTTATTTCAATTACTGGATCGCCTAAGCGTCTCAGGCAGTAATCAATATGGGTTTGTCTTGTACTTGGTGCTGCCATAATAGACTCTCTGTTAATTGTTATGACTATTTATACGAAAGATAATCTGTATTTCATTGTTATATATAACTATGATAGATTGTTATTTATATAGGATTGAAACATGACCACTACAGTGAAAGTTCCGGCCGGTATATCCGGCCAAAAATCATATTACAGTATAGAAGATGCTGATCTCCAAGACGTTAAAAATGAACTGGCTTTACTCGCTCTGGGTGATTTTGAGCCTTTAAAACTACAGATTGATATTAATCAATATAGAAAACAAATAAAAGCTTTTGATAACGACTGGGTAGATTATCTTCCACGAGTAGGTCGTGAAAATGATCGACAAGGTCTTTCATTTACATCAATGCCTGGTGGCAGCCATACAGATATTCCATCACTCGGTGAGCTTACTCATATGCTTCATCGAAGAGTATCTGAACTTGAAGTATGCGAACCAACAGAACTACTTGAAGGAATGGAATGTTTATGGCCATTATTTCAGATGTTTCCAAAACTAGGTAGAAGCTTTGTTGTTCGAGCAAATCAAGGTGGCCATTTTGTACCACATCGAGATCACCCAACACTAAAGCGTGATACATTTAGACTTATCGTATTTCCATTAAATGCTGGCCCGTATGACTACGACTGGCTTATGGATGATAAAAAAATGCCGATTGAACCTGGTAGGGTATATTATGTTAATACACGAAAGATGCATAGGACTATGGCCTGGGTAGACAATTCACATCATATCATATTAAATGTACCAATGACCACGGAAAATGTATCTAAGGTAATAGCTAACTATCAGCATAGGCATTAAATGAATCATTCAAAACTGTTCTATGATCGAACTTCGATCAACTTAGATATTACATTTCGTTGCACATTACAATGTCCAAATTGTATGAGACAATATCTTTATGCCGCCCAAAACAAAAAGGTTAAGGGTGCAGATATGCCAATGAAACATTTTAAAATGTTAGTAGATAAATTTGATGAGATAGTATTTTGTGGTACAATTTCTGATCCAATATTTCATCCACGTTTTATAGATATGTTAGTTTATTTAAAAGAACAAAACAAGCTTGCGCGAGTCGTTACAGCTGCTTCTCATAAATCATATGATTGGTATAATAATGCTTTTGCTGCAAACACCGACGCCATATGGACCTTTGGTCTAGACGGCCTACCAAAAGATAGTCACAAATATAGAATAAACCAAGATGGTGAAAAACTATTTGAAGTCATGAAATTGGCACCCAATCCCAAATGGAAGTATATTGTTTTTAAGTACAACGAAAATGACATCGATCAGGCCAGACAGCTTGCAAAGGACAATAATATTAAATTTAATACAGTATATTCTGGTAGGTTTGACCATGAGCAGTATGATAATTCGTATAAACCAACAAATCCAGAGTTTGTTTTACCAAACTGGCGCAACTCATGAAAGTATTAAAACCACAATGTGTCCCGAACGGTATACGAGAATTTGCGTATTCAGCAACCGGTTATATTGTACCATGCTGTATATGTGATAATGCACATCATCACGATAAAAAAAATGATCCACTGCATAATAATCTTTTCAAAGAACACTTGCATTTAGATAATGCAGAATCATTAGATGATATATTCTTGTCAAAGGAATGGATAAAATTTGTGGATTCTTTGAATAGTTACGAAACTGCGCCGCTTATATGTAAAGGCCATTGTGGAATAGAGAAAGAAATAGAATGATAAAATATTTTAAGCCATTAACAAAAGATCAACATGACGAAATCATTGACATATATAACGCCGAAGAAAAGGATGTTAAACCCTGGAGGAAGGGCGCTTCATATAAAAGAGCGTATGCTGTAGTAAGAGATTATGTCAGCGAAAACCTTGGACACGAAAACTGGGAATGTAATAGCGGAAACTTCTTTGAAACTCTATATCCATATAGACTGCATGCAGACACAAAGACAACAGAATCAAATTATCAGAATATAGTATTTCCATTATCGTATGACCACGAAGAAGATGCAGCACTCGATCAAAATGTATTGTACATCTTCAAACAAATGTGGTATAAAGAAGGCACAATGTTCTTAAAAGGTTCTCCACCAAGTAAAGAAGGACCTAGACATAACACCGAAACTCGAGAATATAGCACAGTAGCTAATATAGAAGAAGGTTATATTGATAAAGTAACTGCAGCTGATTGCGATCATCTTCCGACAGAAAACTTTGAAGGAATGTCAGTCGCGGCAAAGATGCTATGGGAACCAGGTAAGCCATTTACATTTTCACGTAATGCGATACATTGTTCAAATAACTGGCATAGAATAGGTATTAAGTCTAAACTAGGTCTTAGCCTGTTTACGAGATCGACTTCTTAATTCAAAATACCTTTACCTTATAATGTGTTTCAAATTCGTTTGCATCTTGTATCGTATTGACCATCGGTTGACCTTTAATATTTAGTGACGTATTAAGCAACATAGGACATCCGGTTTTTTCATACCACTCTTCTAATATAGGTCTTAGTATCGAACTACAATCAGGTTTCACGACTTGCACTCTCGCTGATCCATCAACATGTGTAACACTCTTATAGTGATGTTTTGCTTTAGCAACATATTGCATGTATTCATTCATCGGACCTTCGAAATAATCTTCTGCATATTCTTCAAGAATCGCAGGAGCAAACGGCCGAAACGCCTGTCGTCTTTTAATCTTATTCATTGTATCTTTAATATCTAGCCGTGGATCAGCAAGTAGACTACGATTGCCAAGAGCTCTCGGTCCATACTCGGCACGACCATTCGCAATTCCACAGTAATGATGTTGTATTAAATGCTCAACAACTTGCTTAGGGTCAATTGTTCTTTGTATATCATGACCAAGATACGGACCATTCCATTCTAACATATTACCGTTGACCGCTGCAGCTGCACCTAATGCACTTCCACTATCACCTGGATTTGGCATGATCCATATATTCTTAAACATACCATGTATCTTAGAGTTCGCTACACAG